CCAGGGCGAGCTGCTTGTCGAGCGCCGCTTCCCAGCGTGCCTTGACGGCGCTGTACGGCTGCTGCTGCAGCTCGCTGGCCATGGGCATGGCGGCCCAGTAGATCGCAGGGTGGGTCCACTTGCCGTGCTCGTTGGCGAAGCGGGCCTGCACACCGGCCACGGCCTCGTAGTACGCGGCGACCGGGTCGACCCTGGGCCTGCACAGGCGCTTGAACTCGGGCAGGGTAGGCGGCCAGTCGCGTTGGCTGAGCGCGTCCAGGCCTCGCTTGAGCTCGTTGCTGCTGTAGCCGGACAGCTCCTGCGCCCAGTAGGCGATGAGCTTGTCCATGTCGGCCTGTGCCCACTGGTCGGCGAAGCGCTTGCCGTACTCGAGCAACATGCGCTCGAACAGGCGCTCGACCCATGCCTCAGGCAGGGCGGTCGTTGATGTCGATGATGCGATCTGCGTCATGGCTTGCTCCGTTGATGCGGTCGTTGAGGCGTTGGATGTTGGCCTGGCCGGCCTGGCGGGTTGTAGCGCGTGGTGCGGCGGCGCCGGTGGCCTTGCGCTCGGTTGCATCCTTGGCCCATCGCTCCACGATCGAGTAGACGTAGGCAGGCGGTATGGCCTCGGCGGGCTTCGACTGTTTCGCCGCTTCGCAGGCGGCGTTGATGGTCTCGACAGTGACGCCCTGGTCGGCCAGCGCGATCAGGCGCAGATCACCTGGGCTTGAGCTGATGCCGTAGCGACGCATGGCCATGCTCAGCGCACCCGGGGTGGTCGGCTCGGCACCACGAATCTCGCGCAACTCGGATCGAGCAGTCGTGGGGGGTGAGGGGGGCTGTATACATTCTCCCTGTCCCTGTCCTTCTCCCTGTCCCTGTCCCTTAAGAGCGTTTTCCGGCGGATTTCCGTCGTCGGTTTCGTCGCTTCCGGTGGAATCACCAGCACTTTCCGGTGGAATTCCTGCGGATTCCTGCGGAATTTCCGGTGGAATCGAGCCCGGTTCTGGCGGAAATGGCAACGGCGGCAGGCCGTCCTGGTCGCGCTGCTTGTTGGATTTCCGAATGCGATCGCACTCTTTCTTCCAGCCGTGGTGCAGCTTCGCGCGCCAGCTTTCCAGCGCCTTCTCGGCGACGACAGGGTGATACAGGCGACCGTCCGCGCACTTCACCCAGCCGTGCAAGGCGCCCTCGCGCAGGCCGAGCCATTCCTTGACCACGCGGCCGTAGCCGGCGGCCTTGGCCAGGAAGCGATCGTCGTCGGGAAGGGATGCGGCGGGCACCTGGTGCCAGGCAGCGCTCCAGAGAAGCACGGCGGCCCAGCAGGCCTCGGGGGATTCGTACGCGGCCATGTCGCTGTCACGAAGGCGCGCGACGTCGAGCGGCATGAACGCGAAGTCCTGCAGGTTGCAGTCGGCGGGGGTGAGCGGCGCCGGCAGGGCGCCAGTGGATGGGGACGTCATGGCGGCGAAACCTTCACCACCTGGGCTTGCGGCTGCATGCTCGCGTACCAGTCCAGCGCGCAGCGATCCCATTCAGCCTGCCATGCGGCGATCGCCGGCGAATGCCAGTTGAAGCCGTGTTCATCGCGACCGGCGCCGCGGTTGAACGCGCGCCGGGCCTTCTCCTGGATCATGGCGATGCTGATGATCTGGTCCGTCATGGTCGACCTCCCGCC